GAAGCGAAGGTATTCCAGACAGTTTTGAGTTCAAGGGTTCGGTAATTTTTATTACCAACTTGAAGTTTGACACCATGCGTTCGCAGAAATTGCGGGACCACTTGGATGCACTGCAAAGCCGATGCCACTACTTGGACTTGACCCTGGACACCATGCGTGACAAGGTCCTGCGTATCAAGCAGATTGCCAAGGACGGTGTGTTGTTTGCAGACTACGACTTTGACGAGTGTGTGCAAGATGAGATCATCGCCTTCATGGACGAGAATAAGAATCGTTTGCGTGAGATGAGCCTGCGTATGGCTCTTAAGATTGCAGACTTGCGCAAGATGTCAGTGTTGAACTGGAAGCGCCTGGCAGAGACCACTGTTATGAAACCCACAGGAGCCTAATATGTATGAAATATGGGATGGCGACTTGTACCTGTACTCAGTGGATACCGAGTACGAAGCAGATGAACAGCGTGAAGCAGGCTTTACTGTGAAGTGCCTGGAATACTACGGAACGTAATATACATGCTGTGGAATGGCTGTTTGGTTGATGCAGTAACAGGAGTCAAGGAAGTGACTTGGTTGCAGGCGTGGGATATTACCATCCTGTGTGGCTTCTTATTCAAGACCACAGTCAACTCAAAAGCATAACCCTCCAAGGTTATCTCGGGCATTGGTTGGCTCCGGCCCGGGCTTTGTGGCAGGTACCCGTAAAACGGTACCTGTCTTTTTGACATTGTGTGCAAAAAATAGTAAAATATAATATATGAAACTGTGTTTTAATTTAACTGGAAATCATTGCAATGAGTATCCGTTTTTAACCATCTACTACAACAAAGACAATATCTATTGTGATTATATCTGCAATCAAACTGTGTTAACGTTTGATGTTGATTCGTCAGACATTGGAATTGTAACTTTATCCGGCATTCAAAAATCCAACGGGCTTGATGGCAAATGGGACACCATGTTAGACAACGGTGGGCGAATAGTCAAAGATAAAAATCTACAAATAAATAATATTAGCATTGACAATATAGACATGAATAAATCATGGATCAATTGCCTACCAATGCACAAAGAAAACAACAAAACAATCCCGTGCCAAGCAGGCATGTGGGACAATGGTAGCATACAGTTTGCAATCAAAACTCCTGTGTTGAATTGGATAATTGAAGAAAAGTTCATTAACCCTACTATTCAGCGCCGGAACTCAGTTAATGACTTTAGTGGACAAGACAAATTTGATTATGACTACATCCAACGCAAAATAAAAAGTATCAAAAGTATAATACATGATCAAAAGTCTAATTTATAATTTACCCCCGTTGGACAAAAATAGACCACCGTTGTCTGGAGCTATCATTGCCAATGTCTGTGCTAAACAAGGACATGATTGTAGCACTGTGGATCTACAGTTTGAACTTGATCAGTTTTTACACACTCAATGCTGTGATGTAAGCTTTTTTGATGATGTGTTTTATGAACAGTCTGCTGGATTTAGCAATGAGCAAATACAGTTCTTAGAAAAATTCATTCATCAGCATCTTGACACAATAGCCAACAGCAAATTTGATTATATTTTTGTTAGTTTGTTTTCATATTTGGCACAACAGTTTGGACAGATATTTTTGCCAATTCTGAGAAAACACACTACTGCTAAGATTGTAATAGGTGGTGCTGGATTGATATATACCAGCAATGTTGGTAATCTTTTGTCATTTGGAGAAAAGCTCAAACAACAAAATGTCATTGACGAATTTATTACAGGCGAAGCAGAACAAAGTATCCCTATGTACTTGACTGTAGGACAAGGACCGGGTATTGGCAATTACAATTTCAAACAAATTGACAATTTAGATGATCAGCCTTGGCCTGATTATACTCACTATAATCTTGGCAATTACAATTATTTGGGCTTACAAGAACTAGCTATCATTGGCAGTCGAGGTTGTGTAAGAAGCTGTACCTTTTGTGATGTTGCCAAACTAAGTCCTAAATATCGATATAGATCAGGGCAAAATATTGCAGATGAAATCATACACCATTACGAAACTCACGGAATAACTAGATTCTATTTTGCAGACAGTTTGGTTAATGGCAGTTTTAAAAATTTTGACGCTATGTGCAATGCGCTTGCAAGGTATAAATTTGAACAGCCTATATCTTGGTCAGGACAGTACATCGTAAGATCTAAACAAAGCACCCCCAAAGATCATTTTGATATGTTACAAAAATCAGGATGCGATACATTGTTCATTGGGCTGGAATCGGGCAGTGATCGTGTACGAAAAGAATTAGGCAAACCTTTTACCAATGATGACACTGAGTATTACTTAGAAAATTTTGATCAAAACAAAATCAAAGTACTATTATTAATGTTCACAGGGTATGTATCAGAATCTGAGCAAGATCATGCTGAAACCATTGGCATGTTCAAGAGATGGCAAAAATTTGTAGCTTCGGGCACTATTCAAGGCATAGAAACTTTGAATATCTTGAGTATACTACCCGGCACACCACTTGAACAAATGGCTGTAAACAACAATTATTTGTTTTTATCTAATCACAAGAATGATGTTAATTTACGATCTTGGGTAGACCCAACAAATCCTAATTATGATTTTTTAGCCCGTGTAAGTAGACACATGGATCTTATGGAAGAAGCAATCAAGTATAAATGGCCATTATGGAATGGTGCATTAGCAATGCAACTTTATGAACAAGCAGTTCAAGAATTTGTCAACTCACCAATGAAATACAAAACTTTAAAAACTATATCTATTGCGGCATCAAAATGAAACAAGCAAAAATTATAATCCGAGATGAAGTAAACATCAAGCTAGAGGGCATTGACTTGGATGTGCGTAAGGCCCTGGTCAATGCATTCAAGTACGATGTACCTTATGCAAGATACCTACCGGCAGTGAGACTGGGTAGATGGGATGGCAAAGTCAGTTACTTTCAATTGGGTGGATCAACATACACCAATCTCTTGCCAGAGATCATGCCCATCTTGGAACGCTACAACTACGATATTGAACTGGATGATCAAAGAGAATACTCCACTACATTTGAGTTTGCTCAAGTCACAGAACAAACATTTGCACACAAGACTTGGCCCAAAGGGCATACTGCAGAAGGTCAGCCCATCCTGTTGCGTGACTATCAAGTGGAGATTGTGAACAACTTCTTGACCAATCCACAATGCATACAGGAAGTGGCCACAGGTGCAGGCAAAACAATCATGACAGCGGCCTTGAGTGCCAGTATAGAACCATATGGACGGTCAATTGTGATTGTGCCCAACAAGAGTCTGGTCACACAAACTGAAAAGGACTACCTCAATCTCGGCCTGGATGTGGGTGTTTACTTTGGCGACAGAAAAGAACACGGACGCACACATACTATCTGTACTTGGCAGAGTCTAAACGTACTGCTAAAGAATACCAAGGCAGGTGTGGGCAATGTGACCATACAGGACTTTATTGAGGATGTGGTGTGTGTGATGGTTGACGAAGTACACATGGCTAAAGCAGATGCACTCAAGACCCTGCTGACCAGTGTGATGGCTAGAGTGCCAATTCGGTGGGGGTTGACTGGTACTGTGCCTAAAGAGAAGTTTGAAAGTCAAGCTTTGTTGGTAAGCCTAGGTCCTGTAATCAGCAAGTTAAGTGCCAATGAACTGCAACAGCAAGGCGTGCTGGCGCAGTGTCATGTGAACATTGTGCAGTTGCAGGACCATGTGGAATACTCCAACTACCAAAGCGAGCTTAAATACTTGTTAGAAGAGTCTGGCAGACTGGATGCCATGAGTGAACTCATACGCCATGTAAACGAAACAGGCAACACCTTGATACTGGTAGATCGCACTGAATGCGGTCGTCAATTGGTAGAACGACTGGGTGAACGTGCTGTTTTTGTGTCAGGTGCAACCAAAGCAAAAGATAGACAAGATGAATATGATGAAGTTGCAGACAGCACTGATAAGATTATTGTGGCTACCTATGGTGTTGCCGCTGTGGGCATTAATATCCCTAGGATTTTTAATTTGGTTCTTGTGGAACCCGGGAAAAGTTTTGTCCGCGTTATCCAAAGCATTGGGCGCGGCATAAGAAAAGCCGAAGATAAAGACCATGTGCAGATTTGGGACATAACATCAACCTGCAAATTTGCCAAGCGCCATTTGACCAAGCGCAAACAATTCTACAAAGAAGCTAACTATCCGTTTACTCAAGAAAAACTTGAGTGGATGAAGATAAAATAGTTGACTTTTTTGTTAGATCTCTATATACTACAAACATGAGAATACTTACCCTAGACAATGCTACATACGATTTAGATCACCTGCCCGAAGAAGTAGATGACATGCGTTTTGCTATATTGGACAATTCAAATCCTGCAGATCCCGACTATCATTTTATACCATTGATCTTCTTGGAGAGCTTTAATGCTCCTGCTCTTGTGCTACGCATTGGAGAACATACCATAAAGATGCCTATGGATTGGCAGATACTAATTGGCGAACCTGACGTTGGCGATTTAGAAGTGCTGCCACTTACATCAATCAACGATCGTGGGTTCAAAGTATTCCAGTTCAATCCACTGACCAGTTTCCGTCCCAGCTTTCCTGAAATTGAAATCCTAGACGTATATCACGAAGTGTCATGGTATGCACCCAAACTTAAAAATGGGCAATTGCTGGCAGTGCCTGTAAGTGACGGTGCGGATCCTGACTGTGTTTATTTTGTTAAAGACGTCAGCCGTAACTGCGAGATTGTGGACTATAATAAGGCTTGGTGATGCCCTATACTGAACCAGAAATATTTGAAATTATCAATCGCTTGGCCAGAGTGTATCTGGAAAGTTATCCCAACGACCGTGAAGGACTAGAGAGATTCTTACGTTGGGCATACCTACAATACGGCTACCAGTATGGGCAGTCTTAAACCAGACGCCACATACATTTACGAGCGTGCCGATGGCATTGTGTATGCTCGTGAGTTTGGCGCTGATCCTAGCACACGTCAAGTGGTAGGATATGAATCTGGTACAGAATACGATCCAGTATCTGGACATAAAATAGATTACGATTCAAGAACAGCAGACGGTAGGCCGTTACGTGAGCATGTACTGGAAAACAAAATGTGGGGCGAAATTCGGCGAGCTGCCAACACCAATCCCACTTTACAAGACGCACTAGAACGTGCTATAATGATTTACAAACTGACCAAAACAGATGAGCGATAAACTAAACATTGCCAATGAGATGAAGATGTTTGACCGCAAGGTTAGATCATTCTACGACGACCTCACCGCAGAAGAAAAGAAAAAGTTTTCAAACTATCTCATGATACGCTGGGGGTCAGCAGTAGAAGGTTCAAGAGAACTTCAAGAGTTCTATGTTATCAGTTGCAATGAAAGACTGAACAAACATTTCTTTAATGTATCCAAACATCCAAAACTGCAATGGCTTATGGCTACCTCTGTAAGTCCAGATTTAGGATCTCAACGCCATCCTTGGATTGCACCTAAGAAAAAACAAGCAGGTGCTAGTACCAAACGCAAGGCATTGGCAGCAATGTATCCACACTACAAAGATGACGAGATTGATGTGATGATGCAGATTGTGTCAGACAAAGAAATTAAACAATACACCAAAGATTCCGGCAACGATCCCAAATGACCCAATGCCAATATTGCAAAAAAGACTTTGCTCGAGAAACCAGTCTAGCAGTACATGTATGCGAGCCTAAACGGCGCAGACAGGAACGAGCAGAGCGTGGTGTGGAACTGGGCTTTCAAGCCTACATACGCTTTTATGAGATGAGTCAAGGCTCAGCCCGGCTCAAAACGTTTGATGACTTTGCTGACTCACCTTACTATCGTGGGTTTGTAAAGTTTGGACGCTATTGTGTGAGCACAAGAACTATCAATCCCAAACAGTTTCTTGAGTGGCTGTTAAAGA